AGAGGATGAGAGTAAACGAACTACGTATTGGGAATTTTGTAGAACAGCCTAATGATGGGGTTACTGTAGTAACGGCAATCTTAAATGATTTGCAGATAGAAACAGAAACTGGATATATTGATAAGTACTGTATAGCAATACCACTAACACAAGAATGGTTGGAGCGTTTCGGTTTTGAGAAAATAGAAATGTCAATACCTACGGCTTACCAAACAAAAGACGGATTTAGGGTAAAAGTAGATGAAAGAGGTTATTGGATGCAATATAAGCATGGAATGGCGGTAATTAAATATGCACACCAACTCCAAAACCTCTACTTTGCTTTGACGGGTCAAGAACTAACCATAAAGTAAATCAAAGATGCCAAAAACTAGAATCAACCACAGAAACCTAATTCAAGCAGGTTTTGAACTACTTGGAGAGACTTACACTAAAGGAAACCTATCAATCTCAATGTACGCTGATGAAGATAGGTTAGACACTTACACATTACACGAATCAAAAATCGAATACATGGATCAGATAAACGAAAACGGAATATTCACTAAAGAGCAATCCGAAAAAGAACACAAGACATCTTACCGACTTGCTCGGAGATTACCTAACGTGCTTCCTGCAAATAAAATGGTGATAGACCTTGGATGCGGTAATGGAGAGTACATTAAACGACTCAAGAATTTCCGATACAAGGTTCAAGGCTATGAAGGTCAGCCTTTGAAAGATGCGCCTGAGTTCATTAAGAAGCAGGATATTACCAAGCAGATAAAAGGAGTCAAACGAGGTTCTGTGCTTTGCTTAGAGGTTATGGAACACATACCTGCTAAACTAGAAAAGAAAGTCCTAGCAAACATCAAGAACGCTTGTAATGGTAGATTGATTCTGTCTTGGGGTATTGAAGGACAAGGTGGTTGCGGTCATGTGAACGAACGAAATGCGAATTACGTCATTCCGACCATTGAGAAGCTAGGTTTCTCTTTCAAGCAAGACCTTAGTCAAGAACTGCGCGATATTGCAGGAGCTGACCTGCCGTGGTTCAAGAACAGTATTTATGTATTTGACAAAACAAAAGCGAAGTGAAAGCATACACTAGATACAACAATTCAGTTCTATTTGACAGGATGCAATCGCTTTGTCCTTATGAAGTCATCAAAGGAGAAGGTTTCAATCATTGGACTCACGCAGCAGACTACTTGGAATGGGTTGTTTCGCATGGTGATGAAGTAGCCATGAACATTGATATAGATTGTTTTATTACGGATGAATCGGTTCTGAATCAGCTTATCAAGGACTTCCGAGAAGGAACGTACACTCATGCAGGTATTTCAGATGGTGGATGCTTATCTGGAAGGAACAACATATCTTGGGCTGTAATGAATCCGTTCTTCAATCTGTTTGCTTCGGATTGGATTAAAAGTTCGATTCCTTTTAATTTGGAACGATTGGAGGACGTTCGAGACTTCGGATTTCGACCTAGCATGAATGACAGAAAACCAGACTTCATACCCGAATATGAAAAGTCAATGTGGGAGCCGTTCAATGGTTTTTTCAACTGGTTATTCGAGTACGGAGAACCACTTTGGTTGCATGGTGATTTACATGAGGATGGAATCAGCACTATCATCAAGTACAAGAACAGACCTTTTGCAATACATACTTGGTATTCTCGTGAATACACAACCAACGAAGAGCAGAATAAACGAATTGACGAACGATTTAAGGAATCATTAATAGCAAAGCAGAGATGACAAAGTTTGAAGAATATTTAATTGAGCAGGGTTTTAAGTGTTACCACATTGACACTAGAAAAAAACGGATGAAAAAAGTAAATGGATATGCCAACTTATCATCTATGACAAATCTATTCAATGCTTATGAAAAGGATGGGTTAGTTATTGAATATGGCCTGTTCGAGCATGGATATCCACCGTCAATCTGCTATCCAAGACCTTATGTAATTTCAAATGGTAAGTGTAGGCAAGCCGATAGGTTTTACATGGATAAACTAATGAAAGAGAACAGCTACGAACAATTGGTTGAAATATTGAAAAAGAGAACAGTTGAAGAATGAACCCATTCATAGTCGTACCATACCGAGATAGAAAAGAACACCTACCTGTATTGATTAGAGCTTTACGCAAGTTAAAGGTAAATTACCCGGTTCTAATTGTAGAACAAGAACAAGGTAAACCATTCAACAGAGCGAAATTACTTAATGTAGGTTCGGTTGTTTCTTTCCAACAAGGTGCTACTCATGTAATAACGCATGATGTTGATATGATTCCTACCAAGTTCACCAAGTACGAACTAGGTGATGCGGTTCATCTTGCTTCTGCTGCAACTCAATTCGGTGGAAAGATGCCTTACGATGAATACTTTGGTGGTGTTACTGTATTTTCAGCAGATGCGTTCCAACGAACTAATGGTTACTCAAACGAGTATTGGGGTTGGGGTGCAGAAGATGACGATATGCTTAAACGTTGCCAAGAAGCAGATGTTAAGGTAACAAGAGTCGAATCCAATCCGTTCCAATCATTATCGCACGAACACGCATTGGAACAAAAAGAGCAGAAGAAACTACACGCGAAGAATGGAAAAAGATTCGCTAATTGGTACGACACAAGTAAGGATGGTATTAACACGCTTCGGTTTGAATTGGTCAATCAAGAGGAATTAGATAAAGGTGTATTGAATGTTACTGTTTCGATATGAGCAAAAAAAGACCTAGAACAACTACTAGTCAAACAACTTGGAATAAAGGTGGTGGTGACTTTTCTTATATAGCTATTTTAATAATTACCATAATGGCTTTAGTGTTTGCTAATTACGCCTAAGAACAGCATGAACCCATCTCCGCACATCCAAGGCTTCCTAGAAGGGCTCAGACCAATCCCCGACCTAACAGTTGATGAATGGGCTGACAAGTACAGATTCCTTAGTTCGGTAAGTTCAGCAGAACCTGGACGTTGGAGAACGGATAGAGTACCTTACATGAGAGAGATATTCAAGAAGCTATCTCCATCAGACCCATGTCAACGAGTGGTGTTTATGAAAGGTGTTCAGATTTCAGGGACTGAAGCTGCTTTGAACTGTGTTGGTGCTTACATCGACATTGCTCCTGCTCCTGTAATGTACGTTATGCCAACGGTGGATATGGCAAAACAGTTATCCAAGAAAAGACTGTTTCACCTTATCAATGAATCTCCAACCTTGAAAGACAAAGTGATTGATTCAAACCGTAGAGAAGGTTCAAGTACGATATTGGAGAAGAACTTTCCTGGAGGTGTACTATTCCTAACGGGTGCTAACTCAGCTTCCGGGTTGCGTTCCAATCCTGTTAAGGTGCTTCTGCTAGATGAGGTTGATGCTTATCCGTTATCTATTGATGATGAAGGTAGTCCGATCAGACTTGCTGAGAAACGTACAACTACATTCTCGGACAAGAAGATATTCCTGCTTTCAACTCCAACGGCAGCAGGTACATCCGTAATAGCAAAGGAATTATCAGAAACAGACGAACGAGTTTACAAAGTCCCATGTCCTCATTGTGATCACAAGCAAGAGTTAGAATTTGACAACTTAAAATGGGATAGCGGTAAACCAGAAACAGCTAAGTACGCTTGTGAAGGTTGCGGTGTTCTGATTGAAGAAAAGTACAAAACTCAAATGCTGATGAACGGTGTTTGGGAACCAACAAGACCTGAGATGTCTGACCCGCTTGTTGCAGGTTATCGAATCAACTCGCTTTATTCACCTTTGGGTTGGATGTCTTGGGAAGAAATAGCTACTCAATTCTTAAAGGATAAGGACAATGCCGTTCTGCTTAGAACATTTATCAATACAGTACTAGGTCAACCTTGGGAAGATAGAGGTGAAGCTCCGGATTGGGAGATGCTTTACGAAAGGCGAGAAAGCTATGACCGAAACAAACCGAACAATTCGGTGGAAATGATAACGGTTGGAGTGGATATTCAAGCAGGAAAGAACTCACGAATCGAACTTGAAGTAGTTGGATGGTGTAGGGATAAGACAACCTATTCAATTGACTACCGAGTGCTTTATGGTGATACGTCTACTCCTGATGGTGATGCTTGGAAACAGTTAGATGAAGTTGTTAATGAGAAATGGTACAGACCGGATGGCGTTGAACTACCTATGCTTATGATGGCTGTTGACTCTGGAAACAACACTCAGACCGTTTACAATTGGTGTAGGAAACATTCATCTACAAAGGTTGTACCTGTAAAGGGTAGAGACAACCAAGCTACCATTATTGGTAGACCGAGTACAGTTGATGTTGCTTGGAACGGAAAATCAACGGGATCTATGAAGATGTGGAATGTTGGTGTCGGTGTTGCGAAATCTGAGGTTTACGCTAATCTACGTATTGGCGTGGATGAAGAAGGTGAAAGACCTAGTGGATTCTGTCACTTTCCTGAGTACCCAATTGAATACTTCAAGGGTATAACAGCAGAGGAATTGAAGTACAGAGAACATCATGGTTATCGCAAATTGTATTGGGAGAAGGTTTATGAAAGGAATGAGCCTTTGGATTGCCGAGTTTATTCAAGAGCAGCAGCAGCTATTGTTGGGTTGGACCGATTCAATGATTCGCATTGGGATAACTTGATAGGAAAATACAAGGTCAAGAAGTCTGAAAATTCCGTTCCTGTCAATCGTGAAACGACCAAACCTAAAAAGAAACGTTCTGGTGGTTTTTGGGATGGGTATTAGATGGTTGATTTTGAATAGTTCTTAGCTTTCAAATTTGCATTGAATAATTCAAGATTCGTGCTTTCTAATCCGCTACGACAACATACCCGAACCGTAGGAGAAAATCGCATTCGGTCATTTCTTTCGGTAAACATACAAACTATTTTGAAACTACAAAACATTAACTTTGCACTAAAGCTAAAAGAATGGCGTGGACACAATCAGATTTAGATGCTTTGGAAGCTGCTATTGCAAGTGGAGCAAGCGAAGTGCGTTACGGTGACAAATCCGTAAGGTATCAATCCACAACAGCAATGATTCAAGCCAGAAACCTGATTCGTCAATCATTAGGATTGGATGGAACCACTCCTAAGAAATTCTACTCTAAACATAACAAAGGACTTTGAACAGATTCGAGCAGATAATCAAACTCGTTGCACCTCAGTATGCGTTGAGACGAGAACAAGCACGTAGAGCTTTAAGAGCTTACGATGCTGCAAGTAAAGGAACACGAAGAACTTCTTCATGGTCTACATCTGGTTCATCTCAGAACGCTGAAGCCTATGCTGCTGCTCAAACATTACGAGACAGAAGTCGTGAATTGACACGAAATAACCCATTCGTAAAAAGAGCAGTTCAGTCTATATCAAACAATGTAGTTGGAACAGGTATACGAGCCAAGATAAACTCGAAGAACAAGAGACAGAAGGAAAAGGTATATCAAGACTTCACGAATTGGTTCGACACAACCAAGTGTGACCATGATGGATTCAAGAATGGTTACGGTATTCAGAAAATGGTTGTCCGAGCTGTTGTTGAATCTGGAGACTGCCTTATTGTAAAGCATTGGGATAAGTCAAGAAAGATTCCATTACGACTTCAAGTATTGGAAATTGATTACTTGGACCACACCAAGAACTCATTGGTTCTAGGTACAGGAAATCAAGATGGTTCTTACGACTTTATGGGAATCCGTTTCAATCAGAAAGGAGATAGAATTGGTTATTGGTTGTTTGACAAACATCCAGGAGACCCTATGAATGTAGGTAGTCTTTCATCTAAGTTAGTTCCTGCTGATTCGGTTATTCACGTATTTGAACAATCACGACCAGGACAACAGATAGGTGTTCCATTTGGTGTTTCTGCTTTCATGCGGGTAAGAGACATGGATGAATACCAAGATGCTCAAGTTGTAAAACAGAAAGTAGCTGCTTGTTATTCTGTTCAGATCACGAGTCCTACGGATGGTCCTGCTACATCTGCTGAAGAAGAAGAGTTCTCAAGAGTAGAACCCGGAATGGTTTATCGACTTGCTCCTGGTGAGGATGTGAAATTCGGACAACCACCATCAGTAGAGAATTTCGGTGAGTTCAGTAGAACTATACTTCAATCTGTTGCGGCAGGATTCGGAACAACCTATGAGAACCTAACAGGCGATCTCAATAACGTCAACTTCAGTTCTGGTCGTATGGGTTGGATTGAACACCATCGAAACATTGAGGATTGGCAATACAACCTATTGATACCTCAGTTCTGTCAAAAGATATGGGATTGGTTCATTGAAGCCTACGAATTAAGAAGCGGTACGGTTAATGTAACTGCTGAATGGGTTCCACCAAGAAGGGAAATGATTGACCCTGCGAAAGAAATCAAGGCTATTGGTGAAGCAATGCGTAATGGTTTGATTTCACCTCCTGATGCTATCCGAGAGCAAGGTTACGACCCTGAGAAAGTGGTAGAAGAAATCAAGGATTGGAATGAGATGATTGATAAAGCAGGAGTTGTTTTAGAATCAGACCCAAGGCAAGGAATCAAACCGAAAGGAACAGGAGCAGGTAGACCTGCTACATCAGGTGAGAATACGGATGACAATGAAGATGATCCGAGTTAATCAGATTTAGTAACTTTGCATTAAACAATTAAGAAATGCCAAAATTAGGTGAATTACAAGCTAGGGCAGCTTTTGTTCCATCAACTGTAAACGAGGAAGAAAGGACTGTTGAAGTTGTATTCGGTACTGATACACCGGTCAGAATGTATGATTGGGATATGGGTGAGTTCATGGAAATCATGGACTTCTCAGAAGGTTCAGTAAGATGGGATAGATTCGACAACGGTGCGCCATTGTTGGATAACCACAACCGATACGAAGGAGCTAAAGGTGTTCTTGGAAAGGTTGACGAATACCGAACTGAGGATGGTAAGGGTATAGCTAAATTGCGATTCTCAAACCGAGAAGATGTGAAAGGTATTTGGCAAGATGTACGAGATGGTATCTTGAGTGGTATCAGTTTCGGTTATCGGGTATATAAGTACATGAAAGAAGAAGTCGGTGAGGGTGAAATTCCAAAACTCCGAGCTATTGATTGGGAGCCGTTTGAAATCAGTTTAGCACCGATTCAAGCAGATCCTAACGCATTTATCAGAAAAAATAGCGAGGAATTGCACCAAGTCGAAATAATTGACGTAAATTTGCAATCAGAGCGTTCCGAAAAGACCGCTAAAACTAATAAAGAAAACCAACAAACTACAAAAATGCCAGAAGTAAACGAAGCTGAGGCTAAAGAGCAAGAGAGAAAAGCTCAAGAGGCTGCTAAAAAAGCTGCTGAAAAGGCAAGAGCCGAAGCAGTTGAAACTGAAAAGAAACGTTCATTGGAGATTTCATCTCTGTGCCGTAAGCATGGGATGGATGACGAGTTCAAGACGAATCTTATCGAGAATGATAAGACCGTTGATGAAGCTCGTGCTTTGATTCTTGATGAACTTGAGAAGAATGACCCTGCTCAAGAAGTGAAAGGTCAGGGAGTCCGAACAGGTGTAGACGAAGCTGATAAGGTTCGTGCTGCAATGGAGGAAGGAATACTTCTCAGAACAGGTTACGTTAAAGAAGCAAAACAAGGTGGTGATTCATTCCGAGGAATGAGCCTTATCCGAATGGCTGAAGATGCACTTATCCGTAAGGGTGAGAACGTTAGAACTTCATCTAACTTGGAATTGGCTTCTCGTGCTTTGTCTAGTTCAGATTTCCCATACATCTTAGCTAACGCTGTGAACAAATCACTTCGAGCTGAGTATGACCTGGTTGAGCGTACTTTCCAACCATTCTGCCGTAGAACAACAATGTCTGACTTGAAAACCAAGTCTGTGAATCAGTTGTCTGGCTTACTCGGAAAACTCGAAGAGATTCCAGAAGGAGCAGAGTACAAGGCAGATTCAATGACCGAGGCTAAAGAGGAATACTCTCTAGTTAAGTACGGTAAAAAGGTTAAAATCACAGATGAAACAATCATCAATGATGACCTTGATGCTTTCAGTCGTATTCCACGAGCTATCGCTTACGAAGCTGGTTACAAGCAGTCTGACATCGTTTACTCAATTTTGAGTGGAAACCCAACAATGGGAGATGGAAACAGCTTGTTTGACTCTGCAAGTCATGGTAACGATGGAACAGGAGGTGCTATTTCTGACACTACTTTAAAAGAAGCGATCAAGAAGATGCGACAGCAAACAGGATTGAACGGTAAGTTCATCAATGTTGCTCCTAGGTATCTTATTGTAGGACCGGAAGCAGAAGCTGATGCTATCAAGTGGATGACTCAATCGCACTTCCCATCAACAGTAGCTAACAAGAACATCTATCAAGGTGCAATGGAAGTTATCGTTGATCCTCGATTGACAGGAGATAATTGGTACGTAAGTGCTGCTCCAACCAACATCGACACGATTGAATATGCTTTCCTTGATGGTGAAGGAGATTTCACAACCGAGAACAAGATGAACTTCGATACTGACAGCATGGAGGTAAAAGTTAGAATGTTCTTCGCTGCTAAAGCGATTGATTGGAGAGGATTGTTCAGAAACGTAGGCTCGTAATAGAGTCTACGCTTAATTGCTAACGACAAAAACAAGAAGTAAAAAATGACTAATTACGTTCAAGAAGGAAAAGTCCTCAACCATACAGTAGCAGGTACTGCTATCTCAAGCGGTGACATCGTTGAGCTTACCGACCTAGTTGGTGTAGCTGTAACCGATGGAGCTGTTGGAGAAGAGATTGCTGTTCAAGTATGCGGTGTCTTTGAGCTTGCGAAAGCAACAGGAGCAGTTACAATCGGGCAGAAGCTGTATTTCGATGCAGATAATGACGAGGTAACTACTGATTCAGAAGGTGGTTCTCCTTGGGGAGATTTCACTCTAGTTGGATATGCTGCTGCTGCTGCTGATTCTGGAGATGCAACTGTAAACTGTAAGTTGGTGGGATAATGGCTCAGAACCCGTTCGATGGATTGTCGGACAGGGTATTTGATGCCTGTGAAAGAACTATGGGGTATGATGCCTCATGGTCACCATCTCAAGGAGGTTCTGCACAAACAGCCAGAGTGCTGTTCATGGAACCAACCAAAGACGAAGAAATAGGAGAGTACGCTGATAGTTATATTCAGCGTACTTTTTTTATGGAGTATTGGGACGATGACTTCACAGGTTTAGATACCGCTATCCGAGATGATGAAGAAGAGCAAGTAGTTATTACCTTTGACTCAGGTGATAGGACTTTCTATGTCCGATCAACAGAGAAGAAGTACGATGGTCGTAACTTCAAAGCAAGACTAGAAGAAGTAGTATGATCTATTCAGAGCTTGAAGATGATATTGTAGCTAGGTTAGCTCCTATTGTTACCGCAGGACATGAGGTGGAGTATATGCCATCTAAGCCTAGCGACAACAAGGGTATGCAGCATAATGGTAGAATTACCGTTTTTGCAGGTAAATCCAAAGGTAACATTGATGACATTCATTCATTGACGAATGATTCAATTCAAGACGAGTTCATATCAGTCCAAGTCATAATAAGGGCAAAAAGGCTAAGAACAGATGGTGGCAGAATAGGATGTTATGAACTAGCTGACCTTGCTAAAAAGCTGCTTATCGGTTACAAGCCTGACAACTGCGTTCTTCCATTAAAGATGGTCGGTTTTGAACCGATTGACCCTGATGGGATGAACGACAACGTATTCAGCTTTGTCTTGGACATGATAACCAAGACTGTTGCTATTGGAGATCCTGACCAAGACGTATCAACTCTGATTGAACAGATTACAGTAACGGGTTCTGCTCAAGTCGGCCCTATTATACCAACGGTTCAGTTATACTCATCGGGTTATTCCGTTCTGAACTCAGGTGATCAAGTTGTATTGGCTTGGTTTTCTGAGAATGCAGATACAGTTACAATTGATAATGGAATAGGAGAGGTTTCTGCTAACGGCTCAACGACCGTTACGATAACCGGAGATGTAACCTATACCGTAACTGCTGTTAACGGAGATGAAACAGCAACAGCTAGTGTTAGTATTACGTTGGGGTTAAATTGCGATGATGCAACGGTTCAATTAAATGGTTCAACTATTGGAACAATTCCAAGTGGTGACACTGATAGTTTTACAGTCAACCTTGATGGTGTTCCAAGTGGCTCGTGGGATGGTGATAGTTGGGAGGTAACTTCTAACCCATGTGCAGACGCTACGGTTCAATTGAACGGGGTTGACATGGCGGACATTGCATCGGGCGATACGGAGAACATTCTTGTTCTTCAAAGTAACGACATTACACAGGTAGGCTCGAAGCAAGGTACTCATTGGAGTATTGACGATAGCGAAATAAGCATTAACGGCTCACCTGTTGCAGATGTTAAGTCGGAGGATTCGTTGGACATTCCAGTAACACAAGACGGTTCACCTGTTGGAAGTTGGAATGGGTCGGCATTTATCATTCCGAGTTGTCCTGCTGGAGGAGGCTCAATATCCGTAGCAGTAAGCGACACTTCGCCAAGTATAGGCGATATGGTTACAATAACAGCAACACCTTCAAGTTTCACACCTGACAGTTATCTATACTTCGCATACGATGGAACAGGGGAAATTATTTTCATTGCAGAGCAAGCGAGTAACACATTTAATTGGACAATACCGTCTATTGAGGTTGGCACGTATGAGATTTACGTTCTTGGGGTTGAGAATGGTACACTTGACGTAACTGCATTTGGAACACAAGAAGTAACTATTTCATCTGCTTTCTTGCTTGATACGCCCGAAGGTGCAGGCGCAAACTTTGCATTTCAGTTCAGCCGATTACGCGGTGGATATTCCGATGTAATTGCGTTAGTAAGACGTTCTAACGACCAACAGCAGAAGTCGTTTTATCTGGACACAAATAACAGTTTTAGTCTTTTGAGTGAAGATGGAAGTGGAACTACATTCGGTGATTGGTTGGGAAATGCAGATGCATACTTGGTTACAGGTTATTCGCAAGACTTATCTGGCGTAACATTTACCGCTGCTAACGCGGCCAATCAGGCTAAAATTGCAACAGCAGGAGTGCTTGAAGATTTGAACGGTGTCGTTGCAATGGTTGGCAACTCAAATAATTATACCATTAGCGCACCATTAACGGTCAATTCAGCGTTTATTGTGGCTCAAAATGATGCGTATAGCACCATTAATTACGTGTTGGGTGGTAATAACCAAGGTTTCAGTTGGGGTGGGTCTTTCTCAGGTATTACTGGTATAGGTATGAAAGACGCGGGGAATACTTTGTTTACATCCGTTGAAGATTTCAACCCTCATTTAGCGTCATTTTTAGCAGACACGGGTGTATATGTAGATGGTGGTTTGAGCGCATCGGGCACGATAGACGACCCTGTTGTGACTCGAATTGGAACGAGGTCGGACTCACCTACATCTTCATACATGAGAGGTAAAATAGCCTGTATAGTAACATACGCTACCGATAAGACAGCAGACCGAGCAGCAATCGAAGCCAACATTGACAACAACTTTACGCCAAGTTTATTGCCATGATGCTACTACCATTTGATACAAAGGAACAAGCAGACGAGCGCAACAAGTTTGAAGCGTTCAAAAGAGGGTGTCAACCGCCTACTATCTATTGGTGGTCACATCCTATTGAACACAACGGTCAATGGTGTTTAGATGTTGGCGATGGTGAAGGCTTGACCGATGAAGAACTTGCAAGGGTTGAAAATGAGGGAGAAGGTCAGTAAACGGATATTTTTAACTTTCTTTTTGCATACTTAAAAACTATTACATAGATTCGTGCCAAACTTTAAAACTATTTTAAATGGCACATTGGAGAACAATTCACACATCAGACTATCTTGCTTCGGTTGATATTGAAGGAGATACGAATGTAAAGATCAAATCAGTTTCGGCTAAGACTGAAACATTCGATAAGGGAAAGAAAGAGACACTTCCTATCGCAACTTTAGAAGGGGATTATAAACCACTTATTCTAAATAGAACAAATTGTAAGACATTGGAAAAGCTGTCCAAGTCTCCAGAGATTGAGGATTGGGCTGGAATGACCGTAACCCTTCATGTTGAGAAAGTTCGATTCGGAGCTGAAATGGTAGATGGAATCAGAATCGCACCTGTTCTACCTAACTTAGCTGATTCAAGTAAAGCACTCGAAGCTATTGAAGGATGCGTTGACCTATCAGAGCTTAAATCTGTATGGGCGGGGTTGACATCAGAAGAACGCAAATTACCAACAGTTCTATCTGCAAAAGACAAGAAGAAAGATGCACTTGAATCTGCTGCGAAATGAAAATCTTCAGAGACATAGAACAAGGAAGCCTTGAATGGCACAAGATTCGTTACGGAAAAGTAGGTGGGTCGACATCAAAACGACTTCACACGAAAGGAGGTGACCTGCTCAACGAACTTATCGGAGCTAGATTAGAGCCGTATGACCCAACTGCTGAAAGTTTCAAGAACGAAGCAATGCAGAGAGGTAATGACCTGGAGCCGTTTGGTCGTAAGGAGATGGTTGAATATCTAGGAATACCTGCTTTTACGGAAGTTGGTTGGATTCAATCTTCTGATTGTAGTCTACTTGGTATCAGTCCAGATGGAATAAACTTGAATGGAACATTGGCTTGCGAAATCAAGTGTCCATCAGTTAAAAAGCACGTAGAGTACATCAGAGGTAACGAAATCCCATTGGAGTACGTCCATCAATGCGTTCACTACTTTACTGTGATTGATGGTCTTGAAACGCTTTATTTCTGTTCATACAGACCTGAGTCGGAAAAAAGACTGTTCATCAAAACTCTATCCATTACGGATGAGGTGAACATAGGTACAGCAGCAAGACCTAAGTTAGCAACCGTTGAATCGGTGTGTGAAATGAAACTGAACGCTGCAATTGAACTACAAGAACAAATCGAGTTAAACGTTAATCAAATCAAGTTTTAAGCATGGAATACAAAGCAACAGGAAAAGTAATCAAGGTCGGGGATATTCAAACCTTCGAGTCCGGGTTCAAGAAAATGGAATACGTAATTGAAGTGACCGATAACGGTTACACCAACAACATTCAATTCGAGGTTGTAAAGGATAAAGCTGATAAAGCAATCGAAGGAATCAATGTGGGTGATACGGTGACCGCTTCATTCAACATCCGTTCAAACGAGAGTAATGGTCGGTACTTCACCAACCTAACTTGTTGGAGATGGAATGTAGATGAGAAAGCTGCACCCGCTCCACTCGATTCAGACGAAGAGGTTATCTTTTGATGCACCCGACAAACAGCGAAAACTGCCTAAATCCTACTCCGAGCAAACCTAGCTTGGAGTGGGGTGCTTGGGTGGTGGAAGAATTAACCGGGTTCGAGACAAAAGGTTCAAGCAGCTCACTCGGTTCTGTTCTGTTCTGCTTGGGTATGGAAAAGCATTACACTAGGAATCGGATTGCAAAGTTCCTGGGTATGAAACTCAAAACATTGAACATGAAAATGAGGTCTTATCGTAATTCAGTAGCGGAGTCTGCTATATGCGGCCCTGCTCTAATTCAATTTGATGTAGATGTTCCTGAGAGGGATGTAAAACATCCTGCTAGATAAAACGAGTAAGCAGTCCTCGTAAATCAAAGATTTCACTTAATCCACTTGTGATACGAATGGCTCAAGTGGAACAGCCCTGCTCAATACGAGTGGGGCTTTTTTGTAACTTTGCAGAAACGCGGCTACCGTAGCCGAATTAAAGGAACTACATGAACTTAAAGTTCGAGTTACCACCAAGCGGATTCAAACGCTTATTCTACGACATTGAAACGTCTTATTGCATTGGCTCATTCTGGAGACCATCACACAAAGCAAGAATCAACTTCCAAGACATCATACATGAATCAGCAATCATCTGCATCTGTTGGAAATGGGAAGGGCAAGAAACCCAATTTGAAGCGGTTTGGGATAAAGGAGATGATAAGTCTGTCATTGAGAGATTCACGAAAGCAGCATTAGAAGCTGATCAAATAGTATCTCACAACGGTAAACGGTTCGATGATAAATGGGTCAGGACAAGAGCAATGGTTCATGGTATTCCATTTCCGACCAAATTAGAATCATACGACACCTGCGCTAAAGCTAGATCTCACTTCAATCTTCAGAGCAACAGATTGGACTACTTCGGTAAACGTTTCTTCGATGGGGGTAAGAACCCGATGAGTAAAGAGGATTGGGACTACATAAGCCATCCTCTCGTGCCTTATTGGTATGGACATGAAGTTGACCTACCTGATACGTACCAAACTGCCTTAGATAAGATGGTTACGTATTGCCACCAGGACATCAAACTCCTAGAAGATACTTTCCATCTAATGCAACCATACGTATCTAACGAATCTCATGTTGGAGCGCATACCGGTTTTGGTCGCTACTCCTGTCCGAACTGCGCTAATGATAAGCCGCATCACAGCAAGAAACGAACTACCAAAGCGGGTACGGTCAGACATCAACTTCAATGTCCTGATTGCAAAACTTACTACACCGTGTCAAATAAGGTCTGGGAAGAAAAACTTAAAGCAGACTTTAACGAAAAAATGGCAAAAAGCGGTGGGTAGGCTTTGTTTAGGACACGGTTTGTCCACCCATGTCCACCTATCAACCACTTGTTAATCAGTTAATTAACTCCGTTTTGGACACAAAATGGACGGACAAACGAAAATTGTCAATTTCAGTTTTCATGTGAGTCTGTTGGTCAAAACGGAAAAAATAATTTGTCCATGTCCGCTTAAGCACAAAACGTGTCCTAAAAACAAGCTAACTCATTGATTATCAATGATTGGACAAAACTGTAAAAACGGACACACCATGTCCAAAATGATAACTACTTGTTTAATAAATAATTAGTTGTAGATTTGTCATATCGCTACGGCAAATAGCGAGTCTGATAATGCAACTAATGACAAACGATTTCACATTTGGGGATAAAACTACGGCAGCGCATGGTTGCAGCCTGTTTGTAGGGTGTTGCCGCACCTCCCCATTCTTTAATTCCAATAGCTAATGAGCCACATCAGATTAGATAGAGCAAGAAAACTGTTAAACTGTAAGTATTCTATTCTTGTGGTAGATGATAAAAAAAGACCTCTACATAAGTGGAAGGATTTTCAGACATTTCAAATATCTCAAAAGCAGTTAGAGAAGGAAATTGAGAATTTCGATGCTTGGAGATTCGGTTATGCTACAGGTTACGAAAATGTTTTTTGTGTAGATGTGGATTTGAAAGTTCTTCATCAAGAGGATCGAAAAAAATGGTTCAATGAGTTTATTGAATACTTACGAGATTCGATAGATGGATTTGACAAGAAGGTCTCGGTTCATGCTACATTGAACTATGGTTATCATCTTACTTATCGGGCTGAAACCGATATGGGTAACGAGAAGTTGGCTGTTCCTGTAAAGACAGGTATAAAGCCAGAAGAAGGCAAGAGTTATGAAGCTGTAATTGAAACTCGTGGGAAAGGTGGTTACGCTATTCTATACGATGACTGTTACAACGGATTGGATTATACGGAGATTCAATACCTAACGAAAGAAGAGCATGATACTATCATCAGCATTTGCAAGATGTATGATGAAAGACCAGAAGAGATTGAATTAGAAGAACCTACTAGAGACAAGCCTGAGTTTCAGCAGAACGGAATTACTCCTTGGCAAGATTACGAGCAGAAACATTCCGTATTGGATGTAGTTGGTGATGAGTTTAAGGTTGTAAGGAATCTTTCTTCTAAAATCATTATCAAAAGACATGGTGCTACATCTGCTCACTCAGGTTACATCTACAAAGATTCCGGTTGTATGTATCTATTCACAACAGGAACTCAATATCCAAATCAGAAACTTCTCAGTTCATTTCATTGCTATGCTTGGAAACACCATAACGGCAATTTTTCCGAAGCAGCAAGTCAATTGTACAAGGATGGTTACGGTGACAGAATAAAACCAAAAGAACAACCAAAACTTGAACATTCGGAAGAAGTGATCAAACGTCATTCATTTCCGATAGACATTTTTCCTACAACCATCAGAGAGTACATACTAGCTTGTAATGAAACATTGGGTCATAGCGTAGACTTTATGGGTTCTGGAGTGCTATGGGTTGGGTCCTTGATAATTGGAAATTCAATCAAGGTAGAATTGAAAACAGGTTACACAGAATGTTGTTCGCTTTGGATAGCTGTTGTTGGATCTGCTGGAGTAGGTAAAACTCCTGCTGTAAAAGATGCGATTAGACCATTGATTGAGATGAACAAAAGAGCTGTAAGAGATTACAGTAAAGCAAAAAAAGAGTTCGATGAATACTCAGCACTATCTGACCAGGAGAAGAATAACCATGCAGAAGTGATGAATCCATCAAGAAAGCAATTTGTAGTTAATGATACTACAATCGAAGCATTGATTGAATTACATGAAGAAAACCCTAATTCGGTAGGTGTTTTCAAAGACGAGTTAGCAGGATGGGTGAAGGAGATGAATAAGTACAGGGCAGGTGCTGACCTTGAGTTTTGGTTAAGTACATTCAGTAATAGTTTTGCATCTACAAACAGAAAGACAGTAAGTGATTCATACATTGATTCTCCAATAATACCTGTTCTTGGTGGTATTCAGCCAAACGTAATGAGCAAGCTGTTTACCGAAGATTTCAGAGATAATGGTTTTACAGATAGACTTCTTCTTAGTTACCCTGATCACAAACCACCGAAATGGAATTACAACGAGATGGACTCTGATCTTATAGCAATGTACGATGATTTTATTCTGAGTCTATACGGACACATAAAATCAAATCTTGTCGTTGTAAATGAGGATGGAGATATTGATTCAAACTATGTGCGGTTTGAACCAGATGCAAAGGAGAAGTTAGGCGAACTAATGGATAACCTAACCGATATGCAGACTTCAGATGACGTAAGTGAAAACTTGAAGTCTGTAATACCTAAAATGAAAACCTATTTACCAAGATTCGCAATAATACTTCACATATTAAGCTGCCATGATGATGGTGTTGATTACGTTTCAGATATAAACATTGAAAGCCTTAACAACGCTCAAAGGTTGGTTGACTACTTTGTATCAATGAATCAGAAAGTAAGCATTGATAGTATTGAGTTTGGCAAGCTGAAGCAGAGTTCAATCAAACCTGTAAAGTCAGATATAGAAAGATTCTTAGCTATGTATGAAGTCAACCCGAAACTGAAAAATACAGATGCAGCTAGGATCCTGAATGTTTCTGAGAGAACTATTAGAAGGTGGAAGAAAGAATTAGAAGAACAGAAATAATGACAAAACCAACCTTATACCCACATCAGATTGACATAATCAATAGCCTTAGAGATTCGTTCAAATCAGGGAACAATAGAACCGTACTGCAAGCAGCTACGGGTTTTGGAAAAACTTTCTGCTTTTCCTACATGGTTTCAGAACACGTAAAGAGAGGTGGTAAAGCATTGATACTAACTGATAGACAAGAACTATTGGCTCAAGCAGGTGGTGCTTTTGAGAAGTTTGGATTGATACCGAATTACATCAGGTCAGGTGAGTACCCTAACTTGAATCACAACTGTTTCATTTCGATGACAGAAACTTTCCACAGAAGGGTTGATAAGTACAGGGAATTTATTGAGTCATTAACGCTTGTAGTGGTAGATGAAGCGCATCGGGCATCTCACGATAAAGTTCTGCGAGAGATAAAGCATGACTGTTTCGTAATAGGCGCAACAGCCACACCATACCGGAAAGGTAAAGCACAATCAAGTTTAGACGAGTTCTATCAAGATATGGTGAGTTCGATTGATACACCAGGATTGATTGATTTGGGTTACTTAGCCAAGCCAACTTATTTCGGAGTGGAGGTAGATTTGTCAGGGGTAGGGAAGATAGGTGGTGATTATTCATCTAGTCAGTTACAGCAGAGATACGCTAAATTAAAGACGTTCCGAGGTGTTGTAGATAACTACAAACGCCTAGCTGAAGGAAAGAAAACCATTGTGTTCTCAGCAGGGATAGATAACTCAATTGAACTTTGCAACGAACTTAAAGCTCAAGGTTACAACGCAAGGCATTTGGATTCAAATATGAGTAAATCAGAACGAGTGGAAACGTTAGAGTGGTTTGATAAATCCTCAGATGGAATACTCTGTAATTGCTCCATAGCGACTACGGGGTTCGATCAGCCCGACATCCAATGCGTAATCCTTTACCGAGCAACCACATCACTACCACTCTATTTGCAGATGGTAGGTAGGGGTGGTAGGGTTACAGAAACCAAGAAGGAGTTTACTATCCTGGACTTCGGGAACAATGTAGGTCGTTTCGGTTTTTGGGATGACCCGCGTGAATGGAGTTTAGAGAAGATACAATCAGGTTCGGAACAACCTGCTCCTGTTAAGTCTTGCCCGAAATGTGAAGCTATTCTTCCTGCATCAGCTACGGACTGTTCCTATTGCGGTCATAAGTTCGAGAAGAAAGTTGAAGAAGCGCAAGAGGTAGAGTTGAAAGAATTGGAAAGCAAGGTTCCTGAAGAGCTTCGTGGGTTGAAATTAAGCCAACTCAGTTTAAGCCAATTAGGTGATCTGCAAGACTCGAAAGCATACAAGCATACCTTTATCTGGAGAGTAGTTCGCAGCCGAGGTTCAGAAGCGGTGATGGAATATGCTCAAGAAATGGGTTACTCTACGGGTTGGGCTTACCGGCAAATGAGAGAAGTAGGAAATAGTAGTTACAGTGATTACACTCTCCGTTAGGTTACGGAATAGGTTACGGAGTAGGTGGTGAAATGGGTTTAATTACCTTTGTTTCCAATGGGAAGCTCAGAATCCGCTTTACAAGCCAAGTGTTTTCAATGGCATTGGAACAATTATCCTGAGCAGAGGATGCAGTTATTTATGATCCACAACAATCCGCGCAACGCAATAGATGGAAACAGATTAAAATCAATGGGAATGGTTGCGGGTGTTTCGGACCTATGCTACTTGACCGAACAAGGTAAGCCTATCTTCATTGAATTGAAGGTCGGTTCCAACACGCAATCAGAAGCTCAAATCAAGTTCGAGCAGGTCTGTTCTGATCTTCAAATAGGTTACTACGTGATAAAAAACTTTAAGGACTTTTGTAATTTATTGGAAAGTTTTATGTAGGTTTGGGTTGTCCTATCCGAGTTGGGTGGGTTAAAACAAAACAGAGATATGAGTTACCTGGTTACAGATTGCGTGTGCGCTGACTGCGGAATTAAGTATTTCACCGAAGAACAGAAAAAGAACAGTTGCGCAATTACATTTAACGTAGGTAAATGCTGCGAGTGTGGTGAGAAAAAAGACGTTACGAACATTAGACATTACAACTATTTAAGAGAGAAGAAATAAGGGAAATAAAGTTTAGAGGTAAACGGGTTGATAACGGTGAATGGGTTTACGGTGATTTGGTTCAATGGAAATCAAAAGGTATTTGTGCTATCTTACCCCAAGATGGTAGTCAATGGTCTAACCCTTATGATTTTGAAGTAATACCCGAAACAGTAGGTCAACACATAGATAAAGAAGACATTCTTGACCAGCCTATTTACGAAGGAGATATGCTTTTTTGTGGAAACAAGCACTCACCTAAGTGTATGTTGTATGAGGCTTTTCCTGATTACTTCGAGGTTAGACACGATTTAAAGGTAAACGGATTCAATTCATTTCCTATGTGGAAAGATGAAGATAAGTTAAATGAGTTGATTAAACATTTCGGAGGAATGATTACATGGCCGAGAGAAAGGGTTTTATCAAACTTTTGGCATTATGAAATAATCGGAAACATACACGACCAATGAAAAACAGAGAAGAATCAGAAGCAAGGGCGAATGAGTTGTTTTCTGAAAAAAGATTTAGACATTACAAATCATTGAGAGCGGGCTTCCTCCAATGCTACGATGAAATGGAAAAGCAAATGTACACCGAAGCAGACCTAGTATCATTCTGCAATTACTTAGGGCATGAGGTTACTCACGCTGATTTGGAAAACTGGAAAAACGAAAGGAAATGAGACTTACAGGAGAAGCGAAAGAAGAGTTTTATAAATGGCTCAACCATAAGTCAGGTCTAAGTCAGTACAAATATACTTTCTCAGGACTTTCGCCTTCAATGCAATGGGGAGTTTACCAAGATTGGGCTGATAGTATCGGGTATTTAGTTGAAATACTTGTAGTTCCTATTGAGAACACGTTATATCGGTTTGAGTTTGATTTCACTATCTACAATCAGAACGAACAAATTGAAATTAGTGAGTTAGGCTGCAAAACCCGTCAAGAAGCACGTAACGCAGCCATCGAGAAGTTGAACGAAATTGTAAACGAGAAATGAGAAAGACACTACACGAAAAAGGTACGGCAAAGTTTGTATTGCTATTAGGAAACGACAGGAGTTATTTTTTAGCATCTGATGTATCTGCTGATTTACATTCAGATATAGTAGAAAAAATTGATTGTCAAAGATGTTTAGGTGGCGGTAGATTGACTATTAAAGAAGATTCAGTCATAGCTTACGGATATTCAATTGGATATGGACAAGCAGAATCAAAGATGGTGGAAAAGCTTTTAAGAGAAGAGTTCCCAAATAGGGAGATAATAATGAGAATGGGTCAAGGATATTGAAATGAGAAAGACAGCACTACAAAAGTTGATTGACATTGTCAAGTCATCAAAACAAGAAGTTGACGTTCAAGGCGTTGGAATTTGTGAAATTTTAGACCATCATGGAATCGAAGATAAAGCAACCGAACTTCTCGAAACGGAACGGGAGCAGATTGAGGAGGCTTATAATCAGGGAGCAAAAGCTATCATGTACAATCAAGAACTGAAAGAACAATACTACAAAGACACTTACGAATGAAAGAGGTAACAGTTACAGTAAGAACGAGGGTTACTGATGAGTTTTACGAAAACGAAATGGAAGAAGTGGTGGGGGAGATCAAGTCAGGTAAATTTCAAAGAGATATGTTATCTGAAAGTCAAGAGATAACCAAAGTAACAGCAACGGTTCAGGTCATTAACATCAAGAAGAAATGAAAAAAAAAATCACAATTTGCAACCATCGCTGCCGAAAAGGTACGCTGATGTTTGAGAAATACACAACGCCAGCTATATTTATCATGTGGTTGGTGGTAAGTGGTATGATTTGGTCGATGGGGGTTTGAGCCAACGTTTTGGGTATGGTGTCGTGGCTCTTTAATGTGAAAATCAAGCGTATAAATTGGATTGAAATATATCTAACACACCGTTAAAGCCGATTAGCCTAAGCCATGCACTATACCCTTTGTTGTAGCATCGTAAAGCGAACGAATTATGAAAGAAAAAAAAGGATATAAAAGAGAATTGTTAAGCACAAGATTTTATAAATGGAGTATGAAATGGGAAAGGAAATGGAAATACACTTGGAGCGATGGTACGACAGAAATTAAATACACCTATACTCAGTGAGCGTATGTGCTACAACACCCAGCTATCAACCCGTTTCAATATGAAACCAAAAGACAACGAAGTAGATATTATCGGATGCAGACCATTTGAGTTCAATGGTAGGAGATTGCAACGGATCGGATCATTCCTGGACGAATCTGACCCGAACAGACCGATTTGGATGCACCGGATAAAAGACCTCGATTCACACGAAGTAAAAGTGAAAGATTACAAGTGGTTATTAGCTGTTTGCAAAAAAGTTTTAGCTTTGCGTAAACAAACCGATAAAAAATAAATCAATGCTAGAAGCAGACACATACGAGAGAAGATTTCGACACCAGATGGAAAAGAAGGGAATGACAGCAACCGAAGCTGAAATCCAATCAGAAGCAGAGCGAATGAGAGAGAAAGGTGTTCCTCCATCTATTGCAGTTACAAAGGTGTTTACCGATATGTACTACAAGAGAAAACACGCTGAAGAGAAGTTTCCGAAACTACTAAATGAAGTATGTCATTCATTCGGATTGGAATACGCTGATGCAGCAGATAAGGACCTATCAGACATCCGTTCCATTGCTTGCTACATTGCGGTTGAACGTTACGACCTGAGACCTCACTCAGTTATTCGGGAATATCTTGGTCTATCAAGCAATTCAATGGTCAATCACTCTCTTTACCGAGCTACAAAGCAGATGGATAAGAGTGTAATATTCGCTGAGAAACTGAATGAAGTTCTTAGTAATCTAGGACTTAAAACCATTGGATAATGAAGGTTAACGATAGGTTCGACATCAGAGAGTACGTGCCAAAAGAAGTATGGGATAAGTATGGTCAGCGTTCCGTAAGGTTTGTAGACCGGGCTTTAATGGATGCAGACCTTGAATTGCTACTTGATTTGCAAGACCATCTCGGAGAGGAATTAAGCTGTACCATCAACAATTGGCTTTGGGGCGGCACTCGAACTCAATCAGGATTAAGAGTAGAAGGTCAACGTTATTACCGACCTACATCTCTTCACGCAACAGGTAGGGCTTCAGATAAAATCTTCAAATACTCAAGTGGACCCAATAAGGGAAAACTTGTTCCGAACAAGGTTGTGTATGATTTCATACTTGCCAACCAAGATGTGTATTGGTCACTCGGAATTAGACGTATCGAGGATATTCGAGATGCTAAGACATGGTTGCATTGGGACACTTGTTGGACTTCTGATTCTTTCAATGGAAAACTACAAGTTGTAAGAGCATGATACCGATTGCATCAATACTTGCAGCTATCAATCCTGCTCTATCATTGGTCAAAGAGCATTGGAAAACGCTATTGATAGTATCTGGAATCATCTGGATAATTATTTGCACCTTGACCCATTGCAACCCACAACCGACTTGTCCCCAACTAACTGTAATTGAAACGACTGATACCATACAACTCAATCCTGATACAACCAAATGGACTAGAATAACCGATTCTAAACCGCCCGTTCCGACCAAGAATGAGCCTATTCCTAAGAAACCAACACCAGAACCAACCTCAACAGATAAGGATTCAATCATAGCTTTCTACAAAACGGTGAACCAGGAACTATTGGATGAAATAGAAGAACTAAGTTCAATCCGAACCTATTCGGAACAACTCGAAACGGATTCATTCAGATTGCGTTACTCAATTCAAACTAAAGGCTTGCTGAATTCAGCACCCATATTCGAGATACAACACACCTTCCCGACATTAGAAGTTGTAAAGAAGCGAATTGAAAGCTATCCTATTCCAACCTATTACAGAAGCATTGATGTTGGATTAGCTGTTGGTCCCGACTTTACCCTAGCTAACTCTCCACAGGTCAGGTCTGCAATGGTCAGCCTATACTTGGGTTACTCAGATCTACGCAGAAACAGCTTTGGGATTGTGGCTAATATGACACATTTGAACTGGTCAATTCAAATTTCTTACAAAAAACGCTTGCGTATTGGTAAATAGTTTGTAGATTCGTTAAAACTTAAACAACTAAAAACAGAAATGATGGTAACAGTAGCATTAACAGCAGGAGTAATTGTTCTAGGAACAGCACTCGGAATTACATTGAACTCACTTCGTCATAGAAGTAACGAGCTTGCAGGGTACAAGCAGGTTAATCAGGACTTGAAGGGTAAGTTGGAGGCCGAACAGGCTTCTCACAACCAAACAGTTTCAGAGCTGACCTACTACAAAACAATCCAATCCCAATCACATTACCGGGTCGGAAACAGTATGCTTCCATTAGGACAGCTTCCTGCTCCGAATCAATTGAACTGATACCGCTTT